GCTCAAATATGCAAGAACTATACAAAAAGAATTTAAAGAATTAAAGTCTAATCTTAAAAAAATAGATTCTTCTAAAGACTATATGGATTTAAGATAAGAGAAAAACTATGGCTAAACAAATCAAATTAAAGGATCTTATTGGCGAAGCAAAATCTTATAATTTAGATATTGAAACTGAGGCTGAATACTCTGAAATAATAGATGATTTTGTTACCTTGAAGGTCGATAGAAGAGCTACTGTTACTTCAACTGCATCTAATATCACAATAGCTCAATTCGGCAAAACTGATAACACAAAGGCTCTTAAAAAGATATTAAAGTATGCTGATTCTAATTTAGACGTTAATACAATTAAGAATAATTTCGACGCTACTGATAATGAAAGAAGTGGTCATGACCAAAAAAAGGATATTTGGAAATATACAATAGATAAGAAATTAGATTTTCATAAAGCTAAGAAAGCTGGTATATTAAAAGAAGAATACATAGAATCTATGGATAGTATAGCAATAGACAAGCACTTATCTGCAATTGAAATGCAATGGTTAGATTGGAAGAGAGGTAGCATGACAGAGAAGTCAGATATCAAGCCAGCACAAAAAGAATTGTTAGACTATATTACTCGTTTTTTTAAGAAAGCAATTAAATAAGAGAAAAACTATGGCTAAACACATCAAATTAAAGGATCTTATTGGCGAAGGTAAAAAACCTTCATCAGCTGAAATGAATGTAATTAAAAAAGCAGCTAAAAAAGCCGAAAAGAGATTGATGCGCGATGATAAATTAGGAAATTATGATGTGAAAGATTACGTAGAAGCAATCACACAGTACTACAATGATAACATAGGAAGCAGCTCATTTAAAGAAATAATGGGTTGGTTCGATGGTAGTGAGGACGATATTTTCTATGATTATTTTCTTGGGTAACATAAGCAAAAATTAATTGTAAAATTAAGTGGCATATATTTTTATATGTCATTTTTTTTGTTTATATTAAAGTAATTAAACGTTTAACTAAAAACAAATTTATGCAAAAAAACAACGATTTTAAAAAAAGGCCTTTTAAAGGCAAACGACACAGAAGAGAAGAATTTTATGTTCCAGGCTGTGGATTAGCGGTAAAAATACCTGATGGAGAATATGGCACTCTTGAAAAAGGATTGAGGTATCTAAAGCGACAACTAAAAGACGCAGATACTATGATGACCTTAAGAGAAAAGAGATACTATACTAAACCTTCTATGAAAAGAAGAGTACTAAAAGAGGAGGCTATACGAGATCAACAGTATAGAGAAAGAATTAAAAAGGGATATGATCGATGGCATCCCTGCTGGACAGCCATTATCAAAGGCCAGGCTCAATAAACACAATTATTTTAAATAAAGGGAACATTTTTTGTTCCCTTTTTTATTTTTTAATATATTTGTATATATTTATATAATGAATAGCTGAAAAACACTCTATCACTATATAGGGTAAAAGGCTTAAAACAAATATCTATTAAGGTTCTCAATAACCTTATTTCCAAATTAAAATATTACGGAGAAAAACTCATGGCAAAATCAAACTTGCTTAAAGAGGCTATTGCTGACGCTAAAGCTGTTAGAGAAACAGCTATTGCGAATGCTAAATTGGCCCTTGAAGAAGCTTTCACACCGAAATTACAATCAATGCTTTCTAGAAAAATCGAAGAAGAATTAGAAGACGAAGAAGATACTGTTGAAGAACAATCTACGTCATCTGGTATCGGATCTGGTACAGGAGTAAAGCAAGCTGATGGTAAAGACGAAGAAAAAGCCGAAACAAAAACATCATCTGCATCTGCAGGATCTGAAGGCGACGACACTGTTGTTGATAAGTTAACTGAAAATGAAGATGAAGAAGAAATCGAGGAAACGTATGAAGGCGAAGAAGACGAAGAAGTAACTGAAGATGAAGATGAAGAAGTTGCTGCTGAAGAATCAGAGCTAGATGCTGAACTTGAAGAAATTATTAAAGAATTAGAAGCTGAAGACGACGAAGTAGCTACTGAAGACGAAGAAGAAGAAACTATGGAAGGTGGTTATTCTGAAGACGCTGAAGTAGAAGAACCAGTTGCTGAAGACGAAGATGAAGAAGTTGATGCTGAAGACGAAGAAATAGATTTAGAAGAAATTATCAGATCTCTTAGAGAAGAAGATGATGAAGACGAAACTATGGATGAAGCTGAAGCTCACGACGATGAAGATGTTACTGAAGATGATGAAGAACATTCTAAAGAACTAGAAGAAGCATATGCTACAATTAGATCTTTGAAAGGAACTATCAACGAAGTTAACTTATTAAACGCTAAACTTTTATTCTCTAACAAATTATTCCGTTCTCACAACTTGACTGAAGGTCAAAAAATGAGAGTGATTGAAACTTTTGATAGAGCTGCAAATGTTAGAGAAGTTAAATTAGTATTTTCAACGTTAGCTGAATCATTAAGTGCAGGTGCAACAAGAAAATCATCTTTAAGAGAAGGTTTATCATCTAAAGTTTCAAAATCAACTAAGCCTTCAAAAGCTGTAATTGTTGAAGCAAATCAATTCAATAGTAGAATGAAAAAATTAGCTGGTTTACTTTAAACCACTATAACAAAAATTAATTAGGAGAAAAAAAAATGTCAAACAACATTTCAAATTTATTAGACACGGCCGGAGCAAAACACTCTGACCAGTTAGCCCAAACAAGAGGATTAGTCTCTAAGTGGGAAAAAACAGGTCTACTTGAAGGAATTGGACAAGAGTACGACAGGTCAGGAATGGCTGTACTTTTAGAAAATCAAGCACGTCAACTTATTGACGAAAATTCTGCAACTTCAAATGGATCAACAAACAAAGAGCAATGGTCAGGAGTAGCTTTACCACTAGTACGTAGAGTATTTGGTGAAATCGCTGCAAAAGACTTTGTAAGTGTACAACCAATGAACCTTCCATCTGGACTAGTGTTCTTTTTAGACTTTAAATATGGTGATACTGTAGAATCTACTACAGGTTATCCAACACCTTTCGTTAAAGGTACTGATATTATGGGTAATACTAATGTCACAACTGATGCAAACGGTGGTCTTTACGGTGCTGGAAAATTTGGTTACTCATTAGCAACAGGAAATGCTGCAACTGCAACAACTGCAGAGGCAACAGCTTCTTGGCAAGAATTAGGTTTCAGCGCGGACTTAAAAACTGAACAAGCAACAGGAACTATTAAGAAAATTACTTATACACAAGCTCAATTAACAGATGCAAATGGATTAAAAGTTGACACAACTGCAATTGGTGGTATTTATGTTTCATCTTCAGTTGTATTAAATAGTAATGTAGCAGGTGCTGATTATGCAGCTTCTACTTTAGGTGAATATGCTGTACTTGAAGCAAATGGAAACGTATCTGTATTCGTAAGAACAACTGCTTTAGCAAATGCTGCTTTCCCATCTTCAAATGTATTATTCCCAATGGCTACTACAGCTGATGATAGATCAGACTTCGAAGATACTGACGGAACTCAAGGTTCTTCAGTAACTAACGATATTGAAATTCCACAAGTTGATGTAGAATTAAGAAGTGAAGCAATCGTTGCTAAGACAAGAAAACTGAAAGCTGCATGGTCTCCTGAGTTCGCTCAAGATCTTAACGCTTATCATTCTATTGATGCAGAAGCAGAATTAACTTCAATGTTATCTGAGTATGTATCAATGGAAATTGATTTAGAGATTCTTGATATGTTGATTTCATCTGCTCCAACTACTGAGTATTGGTCAGCTGTTAACAATGAAATTTGGAATGGTACTGGATTTACACAATCGAGTGCAACTACCGGTGGGTTCTATAACACGCAAGGTGGATGGTTCCAAACTCTTGGTACTAAACTGCAAAAAGTTTCTAATAAAATTCACCAAAAGACATTGCGTGGTGGTGCTAACTTCTTAGTTACATCTCCAGCAGTTGCAACTATCCTTGAATCAATTCCTGGATTTGCTGCCGACACTAATGGTGATAAAATGGAATTTGCCGCAGGTGTACAAAAGATTGGTGCAATCAATAACAGATACACTGTTTATAAAAATCCATACATGAAAGAGAATGTAATTCTTATGGGCTTCAGAGGTTCTCAGTTCCTAGAAACAGGTGCAGTTTTCTCTCCATATGTTCCTCTTATTATGACTCCGTTAGTATATGATCCGGTTAACTTCACTCCACGTAAAGGTGTCATGACACGTTACGCGAAGAAAGTAGTTCGTCCAGAATTCTACGGAAAAGTATATGTTAAAGGATTAGAGACTATTTAAAGTAGTTAAACACTTTTAAATTTAAAGACTTAACGATTGAGTAATTAGGGTGGCTTCGGCCACCCTTTTTTACTGTTTTGATATTTATATAAAAAGAATTAATATGCCAGTACCAAGAATAAAATACGAAATGTTTGCAGATATTCGATATGACGGCCGACTTGTAGATGTATTAGATCGTATACGAGCTGTTCGTTTAGTATTAATGGTTCATATCGAACAAGATTTAGGTCCAAATAAGGAATTAGTAAAAATAAAAATATTAACACCATATCCTGCTAATAAATCATTCGAAGCGGTAAGACAAATGTGTTTAGGTAAAATAGAAACACTCAAGGATATGTCTTACAGAAGATCAACACTTACAAAATTAGGTTAAAAAAAAGTTACATTATGACAACATCGAATCGGGTCAAGACCCCACCAAAAAATAATATAAAATTTTCTATAACATTGTCGGAAGAACAAAAGTTAGCAAAAACAAATATATTAACTACTCCATTTAATTTTATATTAGGTAAAGCCGGCTCTGGTAAAACATTGTTAGCAGTACAAGTGGCATTGGATAAATTTTTTAAACGAGAAATAGATAAAATTATAATTACTAGACCAACCGTCTCTACAGAAGATATTGGATTCTTACCCGGATCATTATCAGAAAAGATGGATGAATGGCTTGTACCAATTCGAAGCAATATGCGTAAAGTATATAATAAGCCGGAGTTATTAGACAAGATGGAAAAGGAAGAAAATATTGAATTAGTTTCATTAGCTCACTTCCGAGGAAGAACATTTGACGATTCAGTTTGTATTGTAGATGAATTCCAAAATTTAACTAAGCAACAGTTGCAAATGGTTGTAAGTCGATTAGGCAAAAGAAGCACTATGATACTATGTGGTGATCGATATCAAATAGATTTAAAATTTAGCAATGATTCTGCTATACACGAAGTGCCTAAAATTAAAGAATCGAAATATGTTAATGAAATTATTTTAACAGATAATCATCGACACGAATCTTTAGAAGAAATTTTGAATCTTCTAAATGAAAAGTATTGATATTTATAATAAAGGATATGAATGGATTACTCAGAAAATAAACCAATTTGGCCAGGTAGCTCTTCATTTAGCCCCGGTAAGACCCCTTTTGGCTTTTTTGATGTAGACACTGCATTTCAAACTGAAGCCGATAGCTTTGCTAAGTTTGCTGCAAATCATGTTGGATATCCAATAATGGATGTCGAATTAATTGATATTAATTTTTATACTGCATTTGAAGCTGCGGTAATTGAATATTCTAATCAAGTTAATCAAATAAATATTGTTAATAATCTTGTTAATACATTAGGAATAAAAACCGGATCAGACTTTTTTTCAAACCAAGGATTAACAGGAGCTGTAGTTGGTAACTCCATGGGATATATTACCAAATTGGCAAAATCATATGGAACTGAAGCTGACTCTGGAGGAAATGTAAAATGGCATACTGCATCAATTGATGTTGTAGATGGACAACAAACATATAGTATCAGACAAGCAGTATCAGCATCATTAGGTATAGTAGTTACTAATAATAATAGTATTGAAATTAAACGTATACTACATAATCCTCCCCCAGCGATTGTTAGATACTTTGATCCATTTGTAGGAACAGGGATGGGCTCACAAAACATGATGGATGCATTTGACTTTGGAGGCTTTTCTCCTGCAGTTAATTTCATGATGATGCCATTACATATGGATTTATTCCGATTACAAACTATAGAATTCAATGATCGTATTAGAAAATCACATTTTTCATTTGATATCCATGGCGATGATATACGACTATATCCAGTACCGGGAACTCAAGGAACTATGTCTACACCATATTATGACAGAGTTTGGTTTGAATTTATATTCGAAGAAGACAAAACTAATGATGGGGTGTTATTTGGTAATATCGCACTTCTAAACGATGTTATATCTGACGCATCCAATATACCATATACATATCAAAAGTACACTAATATTAATGACATGGGGCGTAGCTGGATATATAGATATGGAGCGGCACAAGTCAAAGAAACATTAGGATATGTTAGAAATAAATATTCAAGCGTACCAATACCAGGCGGCGAAGTAACACTTAATGGATCTGATTTAGTGACACAAGGTCAATCAGAAAAAGACGGATTAATAACACAATTACGAGAGTTTCTAGATAAATTAACAAAAGAACAAATGTTAATTAGACAAGGATCGGAAGCTACACAAATGCATGAAATATTAGCAAAAGTTCCGTTAAAAATATATATCGGATAGGAGGTAAATTATGGCATTATTTGGAGGACAGCGAGATGCTAAATTTTTAGCTGCTATTAATTCCGAACTGATTAACGCTGTAATTGATACTGAAATTGAGTTTTTTAAGTTGATTGTAGAATTGTCTGACTCAAATTTATATGGCGAATCGCCAAGTAAATCATATTATAATTCTATATTGATTCCGTGTGTGATTACTAAAGACGATAAAACTGCTAATATGGATGATTACGGTCAGACATATACTCGTACTGGTAAATTTGCAATATCCAGAGACTTGTTAGAACGAGCAGATTTTTATCCTGAAGTTGGAGATATTATTGCTTGGGACAATGAGTATTATGAAGTAGACAATGTTGATGCAAACCAATATTTTGTAGGCAAGAATCCAGAAACATGGCCAAATGGTGATGATCATGGATATAGTGTGTCTGTAGAAGTTACAGCTCATGTAACAAGACAAACGCCACAAGGTATTAAAGATATACGGGTTGGAGGGAATAATGATTCTCCATCATATAAAGGACATTAATGCCAAGACAAAATAGACAAAATATAGATCGTAAAACAAATAAACCTAGTCCAAAAAAGACTGAAGGCTTAAATAATGATCCTATTTTAAACAGGGCAGAACAAATCAGGCGTGATGATGATATTATACGTACACCTAAACGAACTGTGTATGATATTGATTATGCAATTAAATGGTATATTGAAAATGAAATACAACCACAATTAACTGACAACAAAAATTTAATAAATGTACCTGTAATATTTTCTAATGGAGAAAAATGGGATAACGTTCGAAAGTTAGGATATTTGCGAGATGAAAAAGGTAAATTACAATCTCCATTAATAATGATTAAACGAAACACAATGCAAGAGCGAGAGAATAATCGAACATTGGATGTAAATAGACCACAATCTGGAAACCATATAATTTATCAAAGCAAATACAATAGTAGAAATAGATATGAAGATGAATTATTTCCAATTCCAACTAATCAACCACAAGAATCTAAAAAAATATATATTGTAGATATTCCAAAATATGTTACTATAGAATATGACATGATGCTTTGGTGTGATTTTACAACACAAATGAATGATTTAGTAGATCAAATATTACCATATGCTCGGTTTGCTTGGGGAAATGAATCTAACAAATTTTCTACTAATCTAGGAGCCGTTAGTTTTGAGACGGTAAATACGGTTGGTGAAGATAGATTGGTCAGAGCAACTATACCATTAACTGTTATGGGTACATTATTATCAGAACAAGAAACTAGAAAATCTACATTAAAAAAAATGTATTCAGTTAAAAAAGTTGTATTCCAAACAGTTATTGACATTGACAACAATATTTTTGAAACTACAAAAGTGCCACAACAAATATTACGAGCATCACAAACTATTGTCGGTGGAGGTAGTATAATTGTCAATGGCGGGGGAACTAGCACAACAATCGACAGTTCAACCATGGCTTATTTAATTGCACTATCAGATAAATCTGCAACATATGTTTCAGCTACAACCGTAACTGTAACGGGTACTCCTAGAATAAATCCAAATACATTGGCATTGACGTATGCAACAATAAATGAATTTGATGTGTATGTAAATGGTCAATACATAGACAAAGCAGCGTATACGTGGACACCAGATGAAAACACAACACAAACAATTGTATTTAATACAGGAACATTGGGATATGATATTTTGAATACAGACACTGTTATTGTTAATGGGAGATGGGCATAATGGCTAGACAAATTAGACCAGGCCAGCTCCAGGAAAATGTATTATATAATATATCAGCAAGTTATGCCGTAACAGCATCATATGCAATGAATGGAGGCAGCGCTGTTTCTGCAGGAACCGTTTCAGGGTCTGAACAAATAAGTGCATTAGGATTTGTAACTAGTAGTGCCACTGCTTCATTTATAACTAACTCACAGACTGCATCAATGAGTGTTGCAACAGCAAGTTATATAACTGGATTAAATTTATCACAAATTGCATCAGGATCTGCAACTGCATCTATATCTCCAAATGGTGGGTTTAATATAAACACTAATATAACAGCATCAGGTAATATTAGTTCTAGCGGCAATATAATAGCTGTAACATCATCACTTCAACGAATAGAATTTCCAGATAATGGAACTATAGTTGCATCACCATCAAATCATAAACTTCTATTTGGCGAAAGTGAACTTGTATTACGATCCGGAGATGATGTTTTTTTACAATTAGATGATGTTATTACATTTTCAAACCACGAAACAATTATACCCGGTAATGTATTTTCAAACACACCCAATACTGCTTCATTTGGAACATATTTAGGTGATGGTTCACAACTATCTGGTATAAATTCGTCGACAAGTTTAACACAATCATTATTTGTATCTCCAAGTGGTAATGATGGTACAGCTATTGTAGGTGATCTACACTCTCCATTCCAAACAATACTTGCAGCAACAGCATCGGCAAACCCGGGAGATACTATTATAGTGTATCCGGGAGTATACTTTCCATCTGCGCAGATTGGGAAAGATTATATTAATTATTATTTCTACCCAGGTGCAATCGTATCGGGATCGATACAATTATTAAGTGGAACATATGAAAAATTAAATATTCGAGGTCATGGTACTTTTAAAACTAAATATAATGGAGCCCCAGTAGGATGTTCAGCAAACGGATATTTCGAATGTGATACAGTAGAATTTGCAGGATTACAGACTTCGGGATACGCAGGCTCTCCTGCATTTTCTCAAAACGTATCAGCCGATCCAAATGGAGTATTACAACTTAGAGGAGATTATAAGTATGGTCTTGATAATAGTGCTCGTGCTGGAAATACCTTTAATGCCGCTATTAGATTTGGTGCCGGCAATATTATTGCAAACTGTAATGCGTTCGTAAGCTCTTCAACAAATATGATGGGTATAGAGATAGCTGCTGCAGCAACTACAGATGTAATATTTAATGGTGATGTGTATGCTAGCAACGGCCGAGCTGTATACACAAACGACAGAGTATCCCATGTTACACTCAACGGAAGATTTGAAACTGGAAATCAAGCTACATATGAAGCAATATATATTGTTCCTGCATACATTGGACGATATATAGTTAATGGAGAAATTATTGGTGCAATACGAATAGATGCTGGTGAAGTAGGCGACTCTGGAATACAAATAGATGGATTTCAAGTATGTAGCAGTTCTCCAAACTCATCTGCAGTAAGAATTGATGGTGGATATAATACTCTTAATCACACAATTCGAGCATCTGAAGTTATATTCGATGTTAATGGAGGTGAAACTCACTTTTATGGAGCAGCATATGTTAGCTCTAACTCAACCGGAAAATTATTTGATATATCCGCAGGCAAATTTGTGTGGAATGGAATGAACAACGGCACATCTATTAGAGCATTAAGCAATGTAGTTAGCGGTGGTGAGTTAGTAATAAATGGCCCACTTGAGCATTATGGGTCTAGTTATCCAAGCAACACAGAATGTTTTGCGTTAAGTGGCGGTACATTGGAAATTAACAACAAAGTTAGATATCACCAAAACACTACTGGCTCAGGAATAGTAGATATGTCTGGTGGTTACTTAAAGTTAAATGGAGCTGAATTAGTACATAATGATGGCACTGGGTCATATGCCCCCGCTATTAACTTAAACAGTGGAAATTATTCCGGATCGATATTAAATAACAGTTATACTAATCTTAATGTGTTCGGTAATTTAGGGACATTTACAAACGAATCAATTGGAGGAGGAACTTTATTCTATAACGACAAATTATATTAAGAGACACACATGGCATTTACATCATCATACACCCCAGGATTAATCCAGCAATCAGAGTACATATACGCTACTCCAAATATAACAATACCCGGAAACATTTCTGGCAGTATAACATCAACTGCTTCATTTGGAACATATTTAGGAGATGGTTCACAATTAACAGGAATATCATCCACCCCATTCCCATTTGTCGGAGATGCTGTTATAACCGGATCATTAACTATTACGGGCTCATTTAATGCATTTAAACTAAATGCAAATAATGTAGTATTAGGACCAGATGCTGGTACATCATTAAACGCCGGGGGTTTGAATAACGTTATACTAGGTAACACTGCTGCGTCAAATTTAACAACGGGCGATAACAATGTTATTGTAGGTACAAATGCTGGTGATGGTGTAAGTAATGGAGGAAACAATGTAGCAATAGGTAGAAATGCTGGATTTAGTCAATTAGGAAACAGATCAGTATTAGTTGGAGATCAAGCAGGAAACCAAGGTGGTACAGATAATGTATTTTTAGGATATCAAGCAGGAGCAGTTGGCACAGGCAATTACAATGTAGCAATTGGTAAAACTGCACTGCGTGGTAATAGTGGTGGTAGCAATTACAACATAGCAATTGGGTATGAAGCAGGTTATGGGGTTGGAGCTGGTGATGAAAATATATTGGTTGGAATGAATTCCGGTCGTTCTATTATAACTGGAAATGCAAATATAATCATAGGTTCTGGTAGCTTAGGAACTTCAGCACTAGAAAGACAACTTAGAATTGGACATTCTGATAACATAATAATATCTGCTTCATTAGAAACCGGAGACATAATATTTGCTAGTACAGCTTCAGCAGCATATTTTGTAGGTGATGGTTCTCAATTAACTAATGTAGCATCTCCATTTACCGCAGCTGGAATATCTGGATCATTTACGGCACCTAGCGCTTCGTTTAGTACAAGAGTAACAACATTGGAAGGTGCAGGAACACCAACCCCAACCTTTATAGCATCTGGATCAACATCAGCCTCAGCAGCACCAGATACTGGAGTAGTTGTAGAACATAGTGGATCAACCGCATTTAGTGTCATTGGAGATGTAGGTACACTGTTCTCCGTAGATGATGATTTAACCGGAACATTGTTTTCCGCAAATGATATTTCTGGATTTCCAGTATTACAAGCAGATGCAACCGGCGAAGTTTATCTAGGAAAATCACCTCAATCTATTTATACTACGGCCGTAGTAAGCAGTACCAATGCTAATGAATCTCATTCACTTTGCACCTTGAGTACAAGTTCTTATGATGGTGGATTTTTTGAGTATACGGCGGTATCGGCATCCAATGCAAGAGTAGGTAATATAATGTCAGTCTGGAATGGCGCTAATATAGTTTCAACAGAAACGACAAGTTCGCAAATTGGAGATACGACAGACCTAACAACAGAAGTAATAATATCAGGAAGTACTGCAAGACTAATTGCATATGGTCCTAATGCAAGTTATAAAATTAAAACCATAATAAAAGCAATATAATGGGTATAAGGAGAGGTTCCATATCAACCCCAATAATAGTAGATGGATTAGTATTCAACATGGATGCGTCTAATAGGGCAAGTTATCCTCGAATTGGTACTACCTGGTTTGATACTATAGGAACTAATAATGGAACACTAACTAATAATCCTTTATTCGATAGTGGTAATGTGGGTAGCATAGATTTTGACGGTACTGATGATTATGTGAGTTTAGGAACAACATTAGGTAACTCATTTACTAGTATAACAGTATCAGCATGGATAAATCCAGAACAACTAACACAAACTAGTGGACAACGATACTACATAATACATGGAGACGATAATAGCTCCGGAGGGCAATCGAGTGTATTCAATTTATTCTTTGGGTATCTACAAAATGCAACCTATTATTCAAATGATTTTAATGGTCAGTATATTATATTTGGAGTGCGAAGTACTACACAAACTAACTCAACCCGACCTATTGCAATTGCAGATAATCCCAATGCAGTTACATATATTCAAGGGTGTGCATTCGGGCAAAATAACACACTTATACAAGAAGGAGTATGGGTAAATGTTGTGGGAACATATGATGGTAGTGAATCAAAAGTATATATTAACGGAGTATTAAGTGGAACAAGTAACTCACAACCCGATTCAACTAATAGATCAGTTTCTGGTACTATGAAAAGCTCAACAACTCCTAGAAGAATAAGTGATAGTGGAGCTAATACAGATTTTAATGGCAAAGTATCAAACACTCAAATCTACAATCGAGCCTTATCAGCCACCGAAGTCACTCAAAACTACAATGCACTTAAAGGGAGATTTGGATTATGAAATTTGGCAGCA